AAAATCATCCAAATGCTTTGCTCTGATTATATAGCATTCAGTGGCAGTGGCCTTTCCCTCACTTGTGAAATTCCCCGTTGTTTAACCTTCCAACAATCTATAGGGAATACCACCACTTGTTTTTCTTTCCCATTGATTGTGTTCTAAGAGTCCAGCCATTTTATGTTTCCTAGGTTTTCGTTTCTCTTCGTTGGTTTCGACCAACAACTATTTGATTATCGAAATCTGAATCAGCATCCAGGTTGAAAGGTGAAAGCTGTCTCAATTCACCACCCTTTATCATTCCGTTTGAAGAAAGCAAGCTGGCCCACTTGAAAGCATATTCGCTATCGTTGGGAACCACTTTTTCAATCCAAATCGTGACCCCGTTTTTCCTACCGAGATATTCCGTAAGTGATTCTGAAATCAATCTGATAAGTGGGTTGCAGGTGTAATCCGCGAACACCTTTTCCGCAACTACAGCCGAAGCACGATTAGAGTTTTCGGTTTCTCCCAGAATGATCGGATTCACTCCGAACCCTTGGCAAATTCTTTCCTTTACACTCTTCTCACTGTTGAGCCAATCCATGTCGCTAGGCGAATGTGATAACCTAGTCACGTCCGCAATTTAATTATCGAGGATGAGCGGCTCTCCATGTTTTGCAACTCCAGAATATCGTTTCTGGATTGCTGAAATCAGTTGCCTTTGCTGTTCTGCTGACAGCTTTTTACGAATCCCATTTGCATCTTTTCCAACCTTAAGAACGTGAACGGGATTGATGCCCTGTTTGAATGCTGCAATGCGGCTGGTCGTTATCGCCTCATCGCTTGTAACGGCTCCACCAATAGCTTGCAATGGTGAAACAGCCCCCCAAGGATCGCTTGGATCTGGAAAAGCGAAGTACACACAGTTTTCTACAGGGAGGTTGATCTTTTCCGAATGACCTGGTGGCAAGATCGAGAAAGATTTGTATGATGTTGTACCCTCGAAATTCTTGATCCAGGAAGTTGGAATCGGTAGAACTTGTTTCTCATCAAGGAAGTACCAAAGTGATCTACCCGTTAGCAACATTGATGCAACAGTATTGTAAACCAAACCCCAGCCGGTCATCAGGTCATTGGGATTCGCAAGCACGTCTAGAAGAGGATGTGTTTCGAGAGATTCGGGTGTGACCTTTTTGGTCTTCCGTTTCGTTTTGGAAACCTTTCCAACCCTGATTGGCTGGCCAGCTATTTTACTTGCGATTGGTCGAATCGAAGCAAAAACCCAGTTGGAAAAATGCTGCAACTGTTCATTGGCTTTGCTCAGATCAGACCGTTGACCAAGTACAGACGTGGTGCCACCCGCTAACATCGATTCTGAGATATTGCCAACGGCTGATTTAGCATTGTGATAAGAACGGGTCGTGTCTGCAAATGCTTTTTCAAGTACACTCATTTTCTATTCCCTCTGACTCTGCTCTCTGTCTCGCGTAGGCCGCACCTTCCGCTTTGATACGTTCTCTGTCTCTAGCAGTAACGGCTGCTAGGGATTCAAGTTCAACTTCAGCAACGGCCAACCTACGCTTCGCAGAGTCCAACTCGACTGAAACTTTTTCAGCCTGTCGCTGGATTTCTTTATCTGCGAAGCGTTTTAGAAAACGTCCAAACATCATCGTTTCTTCTCACCCAGTTGTGTGAGTAGCTTTTCAAAAAGCGTGTTCTGCTTTTCGATAGCTTCGGTCAACTTGTCAGTTGTCGATGGTTCAGGTTCAGCCAAGATAAAATTCTTCCTTGGCTTTCCATCTACCTTTACCGGAAGTTCTCCGTTCGTGATCTTCGCAAGACCAGAATCAATGGCACGCTTCAACCAGTAATACCACGAAGGCAAATCAATGTTGGAAAACTCTTGGTGATGAGGTTCCAGCTTCATTCCCTTTTTCTTGATTTTTTCAAGAATCGGGCCATTTGCTTTGTCGTGTAGTACCTCGATTAAATAGCCCGTTCCATCAACATCGATTCCCAAGCGTTGACCAGGAATAGGATCTGGAAACTCCGTTGACTTCATACGGGCCATTGGCTCTGCAATCCTGGTAAGATCGAACCTACCACGTACAGACCTGTTGAGCGGTCGAAATTGCAAGTGTTCATTACGAGCACCATCAATCTCGATTTCAATTGGTTGGGTTTTCATCAAACATTCCTCGTTTAGGATTGGGCATCGGTGATTTTTGCGAAGGCCGATGCATCAACAACTTGGCCAGCATAGCGAGCACGGACCATGAGAAGGACCATGTTCTTACGTGCAAGAGTGGAGCCACCGTCAATGAATCGGACTTCCATTCCCACCCTTCGATAGAGCCGATACTTTGCCAAAGCACCGAATGCGATTTTGGTATTTGCCAAGTCATTTTGAATGGCGTGATTCCATCCAAGGGTGTTGTACTGGTTAATATCAGTCAAAGGTGCCATGACGGGCGTTTGATTTACCGTCAACGCATGAGGGTCCACTCGGATTGAACGGCTGCGTTGAAAAGAGGTATCGTTGGAGATGAAGCAACATCGATTTGCCTTGTTTCGATATTGCTTACCGATCGCAAATAACAAGGAGGTGTAATCGTCCACCGTGGGCGGTCCACCGTTGCCATTATCGGAGCTAACAGAGGTTAGACCTGATCCAGTGAAAATGCCCGAGGGTTGCGTGGTGCCGTTACCATTTGAAATAACATCATCCAACTCAGAAGCCAAGCGTTGGCCGATGTTCTCCGTAAGAATCTGACCAACATTCACAGCCGCATCAGATAGAAAATCTCTTCCGATTTCAACAGCAACCGCACAACCGAATACAGTTGAGTTGATAGCTGCAACTAGGTCATCGGTAGTGAATAGCGAAGCAGTGGTATCGTCACCCTGGCCCCAAGAAACTGTTGGATTTCCTACGCTTCCACCTTCAATGCGAGAACCACGGGGAACGTCACGAAGGTCAACGTGTGGGAATAACTCAGAGTTCAACAATGGGAACGTGACGATCCCATTATCGAAAGAAATCGGGGTGATTTCAAGACCACCTGAAGTGGAATCGTCAAGCAATGCTTTGATTCTCGAAGGGGCTTTGATGGTCGAAAAGTATTCCGAATTGATCGAGCCAGCCCAATCATCCTCGCAAACTTCATCTAGCAATGAGTTTTCGTGCTCACTTAGTTGGGCACCTTGAATTCCACTCTTAAATGCCAAATGCTTGAGCAGGGCACCAGACTTCGCGTTGTCCTTTTGGGAGCCGTGCTCAGTCGGTGCACCAGTGAACGGGTTGATTACCTGTTGGCCCGTTTTGGAATGCGTGCCAACGGTCTTGGTTTCGTTGTAGTTGTCCGAAGGTTTCTTGGTAAAAATCTGATTTGCCATAGTTAGTTTTCCTCTTCGATAAAAATGCCTGCCCGATGAAAATCAAAGTCATCGCACGCAGGCGGAGATGCTAAAGTTTTGTAAAGTTTGGGCGACATTTGCCCGGTAGCAAGCAGCTTGGCTGCCCGTTTTCCATAAATAGTTTGCAGTGTCTCATCGCTTGCATCAGATGCAACGCTTGGACAATGCGAATCGTTTTTTTCCATCCACTCAATAAGTCGTGGTGTTAAGTTAATCATTGAAAAAACTCCTTCGTTTGTAAAAAAGCCTTGCCCCAACGAGCGGCTCACGGTGAAAATCTGTGGAAAAACCGGATCAACGCTCGCAGTTGTTTACGGGCAAGGCTGCGGGCATCAGTTGTCGATTGGGATGCTCAAAAACAACCAACAACATCCACCCATGTTTTGTAAATTGTCAATAAAAAAAGGCCGGTTACATATCGACTCCGCAGGGCAGGGAGCCAAAAAATGTAACCGGCCTTGAATCAGTGGGTCGGCCTCGGCATTAAGCCGGAATAAGTTTGTTAAGCCACTAGCAATATATCCGAATTCGTACTATTGGTCAAGTGTGACCTTTCAGACTTCGCTAAAGCAAGGGCAAAAGACAAGGCACTCGCAAGGTCACCGTGCCCCGTTCCTGTCTCTGTTTTCGATTCAGGAGAGACAAGCCGAACCTTGGTTCCGTTATCTTTAATCTGCAATCTTTTTAAGTCTGACACTAGATCCACGTCCGAATATAGTTCGAGACACGATTGTTGGAAGGCTTCAACCAAGGCGGTAGCTTGGGCTTGAAGTGTTACGGTTGTTTGAGGTGTTCGATTGACCGGGATACCTTCACGTTCCAATAGCTCTATTAGGTGCTCGGCTTGGTGGGGGTCGATACTGATTCCTTGAAGATTGAATTTGTCGGCAAGGTTAATCAAAGCCACCTTTACAGCTTCAAGGCTTACCCGTTTACCGGGTCTTGGCTTCCACGATTTGGAAAATGCTAGCCGGTATTTGTGAGTGGGTTCAAAAAATGTTTCATTTATTTCAGGAATCGGTTCATCCATCTCACCAACATCTATAAGAGTACGTTGCATCGGGGTTAATGTTGGCTCGATCGTCTGTTCTTCTGAGTATCCAACATGTTTTCCTATCACAACTAACCCCGTGCTATGCTTCCGAAGTCCAATATCCAAACCAGCATAAAATATCCACCCCTTCTCATCCCCGCTCATTCCTTTTGTATGCACTATTGAGTTGTCGATGTCATTGCCCAACAATGCACCTTCGGTATCGTTTGACCAGATACCACGCCACAGCCTCTTGAATCGTCCAGGTGATGACCTTTTCTCGGCTTCGATCAATCCAGCTTTACCGATCCATGGGGCAACACCACTGTACTCCAACAGCAACCACCGTTTTGAACCGGAAAACGTCTTTTTCCATTCCAATTGCCACGATGGATCGTGCCCAGCATTTGTAACGATCAGACCTAGACCAAATGGCATCTTGTCCAAGTTATCCAACAGTGTTTCACTAAAACCAGAATCCTTTTGATGGGTCAGTTCGTTCAGGATCACAACATCGGGTCGGGAACCATGAGAACCAAGTTTATCACTTGTCAGTATCTCGATTACCGATTCCGTTCTTTTGTTTATGACCTGATTCTGATGTACTTTTATGATTTCGTTTAAGAAAGAATTAAGGGGTTTATCAATCCGCAAAATGCCTTTAATGATTTGTCGAATCTCATCTGCTTGGGATTGATCGTAAGCACCAATCTGAATCCTGATCGGTCGTTTCGTGAATGCTAGTAACCATAGAAGACAAACTGCGGTATCAGTGTCCTTTGATGCTCCCTTTGTTCGTTCGATCCAGTAGCGAGGAACTGGGGGCTTTTGACCTTTCGCTACTGCCAACAATGACGGGTTTATATCCTGAAATGCGTCTCTCTGGAAAAATGCCATACAATCACCAAGACGTTCATTCCCCGATCCAGTTGGTATATATATTTGCTGTTGGAAATAGAGAGGATGAGAGCCGATAGTGTTGATGGTTTTTTTGTCCATGATTGCTTAATTCCAAACGGCTTCTTCCTGTTGCTTACCCCAATTCAGAATTTCATCTCGGATCGACTCACTTTCTACGTTCAAGTGATCGACCGTGATAAGACCGGCTCGAATCCGATTCTTCGTGTGCTCGACACAAGCATCCAGATCGGTTTGATTCTGACACGTTCCCATTAAGCCACTGAGAGACACCATTGCTGCACAATTGACCGGAACCCAATCGGGGTCGCAGCCATCAGGTAAATGTGATGAGCCAGAATCTTCGCGTTGGCAGAACATTCCATGTACTTGAAATCGGTTCATGATTTCCTCTTCTTTTTTCGTTTCTTAAATGGTTCTGGATCAGGAGTTTCATCCCATTCGTCATCCGACATTGGTTTTGAATTAGTGTCCCAATCGTCCGAATTATTTACGGTTTTCGATTTTGTTGGTTCATCATCTGAAAACCATGCGTCAATTGTTTGTTCGTTTATAGATTTATTGAGTCCAAGAGTTTTGCATAAACCAAGGTAACAATTGAGTAATTGGGTATGCTTGCCCAGTTCTCCAGAATCCTTCTGTGTTAATCGCTTTGTTTCAAACTTTCTCAATTCGTATTCGAGGAAGACGGCTCTTTCAACCAAGGATATTTGAAGGTGTGTAAGATTATCTGATCCACCTAGGTCATTAACGATTGAATCAAATGAAGATTGGAGTCCTCTTGCTACCGCTAGGCGACCATCAAGGCGACTGAGAAAACCCGGTTGGAATTCGCTTGGGACTTCTTCTAAATACGTATCAGTTGACATATCTCTTAAATGGTTAGCGGTTTAGTAGTGTAATGTTCAAAATTGGGTATCGTATGGATGGGTCAAATCAACCAAATAAGCCCCCTCACGAATTACGGAATCAATGATTACCTGATAGCTGACCATGGGGCTTCTGTGAATGTGTATCCGTTGACTAATGCTGCTAGATTAGCATGGATACCAAAGTTAGTCTATAGCTATAGTGGGGTATATGATGTGAGGGGCTCTAGGATCGTCCCTGATAGCCCAGGAGAGATATAGCACCGACATGGTGAAGAAGGGGGGAGAGGGGCTGAGATGAGCCCACAGAAGCCCCATTGATGCTTTAAGGGGTGATGATGGTCTGTTTAGAACTCGAAGAGGTCACCCATCCCTTCCGTGTCATCGTGGACACTGTGTAGATAAATCGAAGTGGTTGAGATATTCGCGTGACCAGCAGCATCCCGAACCTCTGCCAATGATCTTCCACCCGCTAATGAATGGCTACAAAACGAATGTCTTCCACAATGAATGGAAACAACTGCCACACGTTCGGCACCAAGCACTGCTACAGCCGTCTTGAATCGCCTTTGGCCATTGAACACGCTTAATGCCTTCCCATGCGTTGCAGTAGCCAGTGAGCACACAAACGGCCCTGACGCTCCACGTTCCTCTTTCCATGCCTGAAGGTCAGCCAACGTTGCAGCATCCCACCATAAAGGCACGCGTCTCGCTTTTCGTCTCTTGGCTACTCGGGCAGGGACTTCGATATAGGGTCTCTCTCCCGATAGCTTCAGGTTGGCCACTTTGAGTCCAACAATCTCAGAGACACGAAGGCCACAGCAGGTTGCTAATCGAAATATGATTAGGTTCTGTCTCGTATTCCGTGATCGTTTTTTTCGTTTAAGATTGGCAATCACTTCAGTTATTTCTGATCTAGTTAAAATTCGAGTCTGGTCAATGGCTTTCATTGCATTCATAACTTGGTCACTCCCTTGCGAAAACGTATAGGAAACTCTCCACTGCTCCAATCATAGCTGGTATCGACCAGAAGTCAATGCGAAAACGTATAGCTAATACCAATAAAGTATACGAATTCGCAAATTCCCGTATATTAGTAAGGGAGTTAGTATGTAAAAACCAGATTCGGGAAATAGAGTCCCTTTGTTTATCCCGTGAATAAGGATTAAACAATCGGAAGAAGTGAGCGGGAAAAACTGTCACCACTGAAAACAAACAAGCATCTAACACTGTAGGGAGAGTTTGATCGGCTACCGATCTGTCCCAACATTATTGACAACTGGAATTGTGAATAATAAGGGGATTCGTGGATTGTTTAAGGTCACTGACTGATGCACTATTGCATAGGTATGGGTCGATGAGAATTGGTAGACGAGGTATTTATGACAGGTCTGGCTGTTAGAAAGGTCAGTAGACAATTAAACGATTTTTTGAGTATGAAGTTTATCTATCCTTCCAAATCTTAAACAATGAGAAACTAGGACTAGGACCAGAACCTAGACCAGATCACACACCATCGCCTATCACCACAAGACCACACCTGTTTCAAACTCTTCCGCTATCCTTCCTGATTAAACAATAGAAATAATTGTTGCTCCTCTGTTTGCTTTATCTGAGCCAAAGACATTTTATTGTTTAACAAATCTACTTGTTACCTAGTCTCAATCAGAGCCAGAATCATGTGTCACCTTTAGTTTTGAACCTCTTCGTAGATTATGACCGAAGAGTGTCAAAAGTCATTTTTCCATAAATGTGTTTTCCCCTACATTTATACGAAGAGTGTCTTTAATACTGACAAAGGGTACTCTTCGGAAAGAAGGGTCAGAACCTTCTGACACTCTTCGAGGATTTTGTCCAATAGGTTCAAAAGTCTCTGGCTCAAATATAGGAAACATAACCATCCTTAAATCCAAGTTTCCGGCTCTTTACACCAGCAAGTTTTCGGGCTCGTTTGTATGAGCTATCAGAAATACTGAATTCTTCTAAAACGGTTGTTTCCAGATCATTTGATGGGATTTCTTTTCCATCTTTTAACAACTGTTTAATGAATTCTACCGGCTCATCCAGTTGATTTGGACGACCTTGCTTCTTTGGTTGTGCGAAGATTTCCTGGGCAGTCAGGTCGGTTGTACCAGTCCAACATATACGCGACATCATTCCGGTTTCAGGATGTGTTTTCGACTCTATTTGATAGGTTAAACATTTTGGCATTTGTGCATGTTTGATCCGATTGGGTGCCAGTATCCTGGTGTCTTTACTGTTGGGGTCTTTCCCTAAGATCAGAGCACTAGGACAATGGGCTGCAACGGCTACAGAGCCGCCTCCACGATATAGGGGATTCTTGGTTTCATCCTTGTTTAGATGACGGGTTAATATAATTGCAGCGCCAGTTCGATGAGCAATATCGGACAAGCCACGTAGTGGGCCACGTATCTTGTGGTCGGTATTTGCATCAGCCTTACCATCTAGAAATCCATAGAACGGGTCCAAGACGGCCATTTTTATGTTGTTATCTTGGATGTATTGTTCCAGCCTCTGTAGGGCATCAGGAAACAGCATAGGCGGCTTATTGGCCGTAGATACACCTAGCACCAAACACCTGTCAGAATCGCCACCAGCTACGTCAAAACGGGGTGCAATGGTGGTTGATGCATCATCCTCCGATGATAGAAGCATCACGTCTACAGGCGGCTGTGGGTCGATTCCTGGAGACTTCCTTGACTTTGGTGGCATCATCCAGCCCCGACTTAACCTAGCTGCAATGTCGATGACAAGCTGTGTTTTCCCGGTTCCCATATCACCATCGATTATGGTCAATTCACCCCATGGAATCCATTTTTTCCACAGCCAGCTTATTTTCTTTCGTGTTACTTCTGATAATCTCACTAATTCGTGGTCCCTCGTAAGTTTAATTGCCTTGAAATTCGTTAATACAGCTTTTGCATCGTGTATTCTGTTTCCGTCCAGTAGATTTTCTGTCAACTGACTGTGACGTTGAATTTGAATTTTGTTGAAAAATTCCTCACAATTGGCCAAGTGGTATTCAACGTGGATCTCTTCCGATGTCGAATATGTTTTTTCATCTCTCAGATTGCATAGAAAATCATCGATTGACTCAATATCTCGAATAGTTGCTGGATTCGAGTCTTTTTGTTGTGTTTTCTCATTCCATTTCTTTAGGTAGTTCTCAATCTCGATCCCTGGTGCTTCGTGATGTTTCTTGTGATGCTGGAAGCACCATCCAGCAACTCGGTTTTGCCACTTTTCCTTAAACAATCCTGCCGTATCCCAATGCGGGGCAATAGTGGCCAAAATCTCTGTGCTCACGATCATATCGCTAAGACATGATTGTGCTTCTCGGTTCGCATATTTCCTAGTTTCCATCGAATTTCCTTCGTGCCGAAGTATTCCATCATGGATTGATTTCGGCTATAATATGAACAACGAGCATCGTGCTACTTTGTAGTATGAATGTCTTGTGTGTGATTTGTGCGAAAACCTCCCCTTTCTCTCCGCAACGGGTAAAGAAGGGGGAGGTTTTTTATTTGGAGTTTTGCTATTTACTAATTCTGAATCAAGTCTTCAACAGTTGGAAAATCGGCACTGTTGAACGTCGCAGTTATCTGCTGAAGTACAGCTAGGAGCGTGCTTGCCTCTTGGGTCAACTCTTGGAGTTCTTCCAAGGTAGGAACTTGCTCCATAATCTCTTTTTCTGGCACATACTGCGAATCAAGTTTTTTTTGTATTTCTCCCGCAGGGCATGGGCGAATCGGCATTCTCTCGATTGTGCCGATGGGTTTGTGTTGTTTCATTTCCCGTCTCTTTTCTTCCTCTTCGTATTGTTTAAGTCTGGCTTTCACGTAGCGTTGATGGTCGCTTAGTTCTTTCATTGTATTTCCTTTTTTTAAGTAAGTTAATTTAGTATCTGTCGGTGACCCGTTTGACGGCCTTGGGCCGACGCTTGATGCGGGGTGGGGTGGGAACGACTTCGCGTCTCTTCTCGAAGGCTTCGAGGTCGTCCACGTCAACGAGGAATCGAGGCTTCTGATTACGGCCGGGGCTGGCTGCGTTGATAGCCCGAAGTTCACCGGACTTGATGAAGGAATGCACTTTGGCAATGGTGATGCCCCAGCTTTTAGCGATTTGTGGGGGAGTTAATTTTCGTTTCTCGATGACCTGTTTCATAATACAAACTCTCATTGGTTTGGACTTTTCCATGAGCGTCAAACCAGCGTCAATTATTCACAACGAACGTTTGGACACAAGTGGTGTTTCTTTCCATTGCGTCCACACTTATAGTACAGCAAACTATATGTGTTGATGACGTGCAGTTGGAAAGTCACAAGAACTTTTTTTGGAATTCTTTTGAGATTGTTGATTTCAATAAAAAAAAACCCCAGTGAATAATTACTGGGGTTCGAGCGGGCCGGGTTAGTTAAAAATAATCTAGATGAAAATCTGATCGTGTACGTAGTCGCACACTGTTTTCAGGCGGTCATCAGATATTTGGCAGGTGTATAAACTATCCATTGATGAATCGGAATGGCCCATTACAAGGCGACAAGCAGGAGTATCGAGTGTAGCATCGGCAAGGGTTCGGAACGTCCTCCGAAGGGCATAAAATCCCCTGCCACCCCGTTCTATCTTCAGATCGTCCAGGAGCGTTGCGAAGAGGTTGCTTATGGAAGTGATCCAAGTATCTAAGCAGTTCCCACGACGACTCAGGAAGATGTTTCTCGGCTCCTCAGACGGTACTGCTCCGGGGTGTTTCCTTTTCCAATGTTCAAGGCGAACGGGCCGTCTCTCCAATACTTCTTTTAATGCTGTGATAGTTTCTGGCCAGAGAATCGCTTTTCGCTGGATTTCCGTTTTCGGTCTTGCGAAAGAAATTGAACCATTCTCCAGGTCTATATGTTTCAGTTCTACTTTTGTGATGTCACCGTTGCCGAACGCACAATTTAAGCCCAGAAGAACCATCGCCTTCATCTCAACAGTGCTCGCCCCTGCAATGATCTTTCTACATTCTTCAGGCTCGAAGTACCGTTTTTTTCCATTGCGAACTTGCCTAATCAATTTCTGTGATGGTTTGGAAAACTGGGTTCCATATTTAACCGGAGTTTTGATCAGGTCATTCGTAAAAGCCCATTTGAATACTACCCTTGCCAATACAACATCATGAGAAACTGTTATCGCATTACAGTTTTTGCTGATAGCATTTTTCAGCTTTTTGAAATCGAGTGGTTTTAGTGATTCGACAGGTGTTGCTTTCTTCAAGGTCTTGACGATTGCTGCACATATACGCTCGCAATTGGCCAAGGAACGCTTTGTAAGATCCCCAGAAGCAACCCTGTCTTCAGCGTCATCGAGATAGTCGTTGCAGATATTGCCAACGGTGACGAAGGATCGGGAATCCCTTGCTTCAGGAACCCTACCCGCGTGCAAATCATCTCGAACGTCAAGGTACTCTTGCAATGCACCATCAGGATCAGACCACGACCCGAAATAATAGGTCTTCCCTCTGATCGTCTTTGCCCATTTTTTGGAGAGATGCGGAAAGAGTGGAAACCCATCGTAGGGCTTCTGGGGTTTCACTGTCTTTTTGCGAACCGTTGCGGTAGAATTAGCCATGTTAGGCACCTCCATTGAAACCGATTCAGGTGTTTGGCACGAAGCCCTCGGGAGTGCAATCCTGGGGGCTTCACCATTTGGGATAGGATGTGCTTCCTAGTCTAGCAACTGTAGAACAACTGTAAATCCCTTTTCTCGGAAATTCTGGAGATTTTCAAACCCCTGTTTTTTTCATGATGTAAAGGTGAAAACATGGTCCAGACTGCTTTGCCTGAGTTCAACATGGACACCTCCGAGATGGAAAAATCGCTTTTGCTCCAAGCCCTGGAAACCCTGGTTTTATAGGGTTATTGTGTGAATCTGCCCTCTTGAAGTAGCCCCTACTGAGAAGGGGTTTTACTGGGTATCAACTGTAGGCTACTGTAGCACTTTTTCTCTACTCAGACCATGAAAAAGAAATCTTAAATCATGGGCACACCCCAAGTTTTCTGGAAAATTCCCAAGAAACTTGTTCCTGATAGTGATTAAAAACAACTGGGGGGAAATGAAGAAACTCCCATTGCTTTGCCTGCTTGGTCACGGGCATCACCCTGGTCATTAGGGTCCGGTAACATTGCCGGAAGTGTTCTTTCCCCTGCCAGGAGCCGTTCCACCATGCTCCTTCTGCCTCTTCTTCGCCTCCTTGGTGTAATAGTCAATAGCACGTCCTGCTACCATCGCTCAGTTTCTCGGTTGGATGTGATGCAATAAAAAAAACCGGCTGATCCGACAAGGACCAACCGGTCGCAGTCTCCGGTTGACCTGTAGCAAAACAAACAACCGGTTTCCTGTGGAGTTTTCGTTTATATGTTTTTATCGAAACAGCTCATTCAAATCCATCTCAGGATACAAGGGGGCACCATTCGAATGCCGAATTATATCGTAGGAAGAAGCCCGCGTGACTTCTCCAGCCTGGTTTTTCGTAGCTTTTCGATAGAAGTAGTTATGACCGTAAACCTGAAGCCCGGTTCCTGGTCCTTGCTCGACCAGTCTTTTCTCCAGGAGTTTCATCTCCAAGGAACCCCCGGAATTTCCGTTTTCCCCATACACAAAAGACTCTTGAAAACTGACACCCGTAAACAATATGGTTCCTGGTTCACCTCCAAAAACGGAAGGCATATAATCGCTGTTTACCGTTCCCATATAAGCTCGACTACGAGCAGCTATTACGGGCAATTGGGCTTTGCTGATATTAGGCCAACGGGCAGTCCATTCCACGAGCGGGACTATATGGCCCACGGGCAGATCGAGTTCCAACACCGGTGTATCGTCTGATCCCCATCGCATGTTACTCACACCTGTAATAAGCATCTCGGTCTTGGCATCCGCAGCTATTTCTACAAAAGTGAGAGGATCATTTTCATCTTGTTCTTTTCCATATTTGTATTGGATCGTTGCTTTCAAATATGGGCTATACGTGTCGTCTGGTGCATCTGGGTGTGCTCCAAACGGATCGGCTGGCAATCCATCTATGAAAGGCTCAAACTCAACATGGGTTGTGTACAGAAATTTGTTTCCAGGCATGTGTCTGGATGGTGTGTAGTAATTTGTGGGGAACGATTCTAACACAAAATCATCCAAATGCTTTGCTCTGATTATATAGCATTCAGTGGCAGTGGCCTTTCCCTCACTTGTGAAATTCCCCGTTGTTTAACCTTCCAACAATCTATAGGGAATACCACCACTTGTTTTTCTT